GCTGGGGGAGGCTTGGCCTGTTGGTTTTCGGCCAATGGCATTGAAACTGGCAATGCATTGACTGGACTGGGTGCTGAAACTAGGGTATTGGCTGGGCTGGGAATGCATTGAGGAGGCTGGGCTGGGCAATGGGGACAGAATGGGCAATGGCTGGGCCTAGAACGCATTGAAACCGCTGGACAGGCCCAATGTGGCTGGGCTGGGCCAATGCAGGCCGAGAACCACCCAAAACCAGCCCGCATTCAGGTCCAGCAGGATGCTGGACCAGTCCATTGCTGGGTTCAGCCTAGATGATCGAGTCAATGGGGCGCAGTAATGCGTTCAGCCATTGGACCAGCCGACCAGTGCCACGATTGGATGCCCAGCCTGCGGCTGGGCTGTCCCCTTTTTCTTTTGGCGTGCCTTTGGAGATGTTTTTTTTTTCTTTTCGGGGCGGCGGCTGACCGCATACGCTACGCCCAATTTTTTTTGGTAACGGCTGTCAGCCCTAACAGGGTGCAATGGGCTGTTTTTGGCGTGCGATCTCCCCAATGTTTTTCTTTTGGGTCCCCTTCGGGGAAACTATGACCGGCGGTAATGCATTTTCTGCTGGTTTTCTTTTTTTGAAAGATTCTGACGCTGAAAACGATGACCCAAAGCAGTTTTTGGACAGGCGTATGGGTGGTGAACAGAATCACGGTGAGGAATGGCCGGAGGATGCAATGGAATACCATAATGAGTTGTATGAATTAGGTGATGAGGCAATAGCAATGGGTCATGCTGAAACTATTGAAGAGGCTAGGGCTATTGCTGAAGAGGAGGCCATGACTGACAAGCCATTGATGCCGACCTATCTAGGCGGTGAATGTCCCTGTCCCTCCATTGACAACTGGGACCATTGCACTGAATGCGGTTTCAAATGGAGTCCGAGAGAAGATGACCATGGGATTCCGATCAGCGGTGAGAACATGCCGCCTGACTCTCCTTGGTCCGATTTAGACTTCACGACTTCATTTGATGACCCATTCGATTTCATGTGGGACATGCTCACTAAGGACTTCTTCTTTGGAACGCCTGTCAGGGATAATGGCAAGCGAATGATGCAGGGTGCAATGGGTGGAGATACATTGGGGCATTTTGTCCCAGTCGGTAAAAACCATGACCTGCGAACCAAAGCAGGGCGTGCTGAAAACTATTCACGAACAGAAATGCCTCGTTGGAGATACGGCGAGGATGGAACCCCTGAACGCTATATGGAGCAGTTGCCTAAGCGTGAGGTATTGCCTCAACAGCAAAAAGGATTCTATGGCGTTGACCTGTCATCACCAGCGTGGTGGATGAATTACGGAGTCTATGGTCGTGGTTTAGAGGAATCGAACCGATTAGAGGAGGGTGTTGAGCAAACATTACACCACGAAGCAATGCACGCCGCTGTTAATGATGAATTGATGGCTCACTATCAAGCGGCTGTTGATCAGAAAGCGAAGGATGACTATGGCTTAGTAAATGATGACAAGCCAAACCCTGAACAGCGGGCGGCATTGCAGGCCTTTGTTGATGATAACTTCTTCAGGGCGCACGAGTATGCGGCCCATTTAGGTCAAGAAACGGGGCTGAATAATGCAAATAAGACCTTTGGACGAAGACAAGACGGTCCAAGGAACCGTGTTCATCGCAGGCACGAGGATGCATGGGCGGATTATGCCGCTCACCCCGGAACCAACCTGTCTCCTGAAAGCATGTCAATGGGTGATGAGATTCACACCGCTAGGTTGACCGGCATCCCATTCCCTCCTAAACTGTCAGACTTTTCCGACGAATACGCTTTTGCTGAACCAAGAAGTGAGGTATATGGCGGAGGATACCGGGTAAGAACAGGGGCTGAAGGGAACCGCTGGTATGAGGACAAGTGGGATGAATACATCGACCCTGATGACTATTACCCTGATTATGACTCTATTCCTATGGAACCGGGGTCTGAAGACGCATTGTTTAGAGATTACAGGCGATTGTCACCCAAATACAACAGTTATCAAAATGATGCTAAAAGTGAGATAAGCCACCTTGGACATCATCTCAAAGACCAGCGGATGGTTGGTTCAGTGAACGATCAGGCTGGCGTAGTCCCTGATAGTCGAAAAGCAATGGGACTCCGTGCGGTTGCTAATGCGGCCAAACTTATGGGGAAAGACTTTGATATTAGTCAATTTATGGAGAACCGGGGCCTATGATAACTTTCGACCAGTTATGGGACCTCATTAAGGCTGACCCGATTCTTCAACAGACCCCTGAAAGCCTGATACAACTCATCAGACCCAACATGAGCATGGGTTATTCAGATGCTGGCGTGCTTCAGCACGAGTATAAAATGCCTGTTGGCAAGGTTATCCCAATTTTGGAGGAGAACATTGACCGTTTAGGTAAACTTCGCAATAGGAGATACGACCAATGGCCCGATGTATATGCCGAATGGGAGGACGAACCCTATCAGGACAGTCGAAGTGGACGAGATACTGTTGAATCAACCCTTCGTGAAATGAAACATGACCGCTATTCAAGTCCATTAGGTCTAGCCGAGTTTCCTCAACACCTTGAGCAACGCCGTATTGCTAGACATGGAAGCGGGAGGCCGGTGGCATGGACTCCGTGGCAACAGGCATTAGCCCCCGAAGTCCTTGAAGCGGCAATACGCCATGAGGCGGATACCGATTCTAAAGAATGGATGACTGTCGGACACGGCGCACCAACGCTGGATGGCAATGTAGCACAGATGAGCGTATTGCCCGGAATGGGTGGCCAAGGAATTGGCTCTCATATGCTGGGGACCATGGCTCAAACCTATGGTCGGGCAGGCGATGACTCATATTCTCCTGAAGCCTATGGCATGTGGAATAAACTTGGTCGGCAAATGACCGAGGGCGGATATGGCCGGAGGATGGCAATTAACAGAAAGCCTTGGAGAGATGGCGGGAAGTGGAACACAGACCATGTAATCCGAAGGAAGAACCAAGAGGGAGATATGATTTATCAACGCCCCGTGATGGGCGGCAGTTATTATGAGGAACCAAGTAAATGGCAGTTGAAAGGGACCAAGTGGGGTGCGCCAAGCCCACATCCATACAAGTTTGAACAGATTTACAGGAGAAGGGGCGATAAGACCAACCCTGAATTACATGATACATATCCGCTGGAATTAAGGTATGAAGGCAAAGAACGCAATCCGATCTCCGACCTGAAGACATATGTCACCCCAATGGGTTCGTCGGGTGTCCACGGGTTCTTTCATGAAAACGCTGTCCCATTGAAACGCCTGATGGATTTCAGTGAAAAGAACCCCGACTCTCGCATTGCCCAATTGCTTGGAGAAGACTTCTTCCGTGATACTGAAGGTGGATGGGTATGAAGAAAGTCTCCATCTTTGAAGTTGGGCCTAGAGATGGCCTTCAAGCACTTCCTCATAGCATTTCATTTGATGAAAAGGTGGAATTAGTGGAGGCGTTGGCTAAGTCAGGACTTACTGACATAGAAGTCGGTGCATTTGTTCATCCCAAATTAGTCCCAAATATGGCTGAAAGCGACAGCGTATATGCCGCAGTTGCCGGTTTAGATGCTAATATGTCGGTTTTAGTGCCGAATAAGCGTGGTGTTGACCGTGCTAAGTTAGTAGGTGCTGACTTATTCAACATATTTTACTCACCCAATGAAGTATTCAACATGTCAAACTATGGCAGGACCTTAGATTCTATCGTTGAAGAATACAAATTGGCATTGGAGGGTATAGAACCTAGCAAAGTGCGTGTCTATATCTCAATGGCATTCGATTGTCCCGATGAAGACTTGAAGAATGCTGTCGAAATAGGAATGCAATTCGGCAACGGCGTAGTGCTATGCGACACCGATGGTATTGCCACTCCGGTGATGATCAAGAAAGCATACGACATTACCAGTGCAATTACTGAAAACATCGCATTACACCTGCATCATGGCCCTTATTTGTATCAAAATGTCGATATTGCTGTTGATTTAGGGATAACCGAGTTTGATACTAGCATTGGCGGCTTAGGTGGTTGCCCATTCATTCCCGGTTCAGGTGCAAACCTAGCGACTGAAGTATTCGTGGATTGGTGCGAGGCTAGAGACATCGACTGTGGTGTTAAGTCAAAGGACCTGAAAGATGCTGTGCGACTGGCTAATTGGATAAAAAATAAGCCTCGTGGCATGAAAATGCGCCGTGCAGTAAGAGCGATCAAGAATAAAGGCGGTGAAGTCATTGACCGCATTCGATGAAGTATGGCTTTTCCTTAAGGCTGATTTTGATTTTATTGAGGGTAATGAAACCCCTCAAGAAATTGCTTACAAGCGGATGTGGTTGTATAACCGCTTAAAGGATACCCCCGAAGAAAACCCAAACAAGTATGATAAGGATGGTGGCTGGGATGAAGTCCCTCATTGGGATAAACCTGACCGTGAAGACGCACATGGCGGTGAAGAGAATCAAACACATCGAGAACGCTACTTAGATGAGTATGGTCGTTTTACTCCGAGCGGTCAAGCCAATAGTGACGAAGGCTACGAACAGAAAACTAATTGGCGAGGTGAGACATCAAATGACTATAACAAACCACTTTTTGGTGATGGCCGAATGTTGATCAGCCTTCCCAACATCACCCAAAATGTTCGATTTGACATGGAGGAGGAATATAGCAAAAACAATCCAAGTCCCCCCTCTTTGACAAGAACACCGGGATATACTCATTGGATGGACATGCCTAGTATTGATTATGACTCCGATAACTGGCGAGAGCAATCTAAAGAACAAGACCGTTTAAGAGCAAACAACAAGATTGCCGAGAGGAGGCATAGGCGAAGTCAAGACGCTTATAACTCTCAAAGAGAGTCATACCTAAGAGATAATGAGGACATTCCCATTATGGACAGGATTATCAGCATCATTAACCATGAATTAGGTCATACAACTCAACCTGAAGAAGAACACGAATGGACCAACAAATATGCAGAAAGAGGGGGAGAGCATTATGTTGGCGACCAAAGGAGAGGTGGCAGTGTTGATGATGACATAAGCGGCATTATGCGCCGGATACTGATGCAGGAGTCTTTAGCGTCTATTTATGAAGACCCTCATAATGAGGATTCAGACTGGAAACAGAAAGTTGCCGAGTATAGCAGTAACTCCCTTGATGACCATCATGACATGCAAAGAGAAGTATCTCACAGCATGGGTAAGTTTTATGAAGAAAACCCCGACTTTTATCGATCACCTGAAAAGGTAAAAAAGGATAAAGAAAGACTACATCGCTTGATTTACGGGGGCGATGACTGATGACCGCATTTGACACCGCTTGGGATTTACTTAAGACCGATATGCGGTTGCCGACACCTTTGGACCGCCCACAATTTACAGACGCACACGCTAACTTAGCATTTAGAGGTTCTCGCATTCCCGATTTTAGGGCTTTTGATGCGGGGAATAACCAAGATGTTCCCGATGGACAATTTATGGAGAGTGTCGCTCACGAATTACAACGAAGGAGAGGTGAGCGCATGGATAACCCCCCTGTGATTGATTATGAGATGGGGGACTTTGGTGAAAATATGAAAGACGGTATAGAGGATAAGTCCTTTCGCTATGGAAGCGATGAAATACCCGCATTCAAACGCCCGTCCGACATGGGAACAGAAGTGCTTATGGGGGAATTGGAGAGGGCTTCGTTAATCAACGCATTAAACGATGCGGGGATATTTGACCTGCAATCCCTTGACCGGATAGCCGACCAAGCGTTTCAATACATGGATGCGGGGATAGCACCGTATTCTCATCAAGGAAAAAGAATGGATAATGACAAAGGAGAATACATGGTTAGGAGAACACCACCATGACCGCCTTCGATACCGCTTGGTCTTTGGTGAAAGCCCCTATTGATGTTTATTCGGACCGTGGCCGAATAAGACAGATTGGTGATGATGAGATGTTGTATAGCGGTGGCGATTTTAGAGATGACCCACGCTATTATTCAAACGACCCTGATATTGCTTTGCATTATGCTTTGTATGGTTCAGCCGTTCCTTATGCTGATAAGGGAGGGAGAAGAGATACAGAAGGTAAAACCACCCCGCCAATGCGGAGAACAATACCAAGTATCAGCATTATTGACCCAAGAGATTTTCAAGAACCCGAAGTCGGTATAATGCAAGAAGACCCGTTTAGCCCCGGTATTGGTGTTATGGATGATGATAACATGGGTGATCGGTTATCGCATGACCGAGTTATTGAATTACTTCAAGAATACATTGATGAGGGCCGATACAGGGTTGGAGGAGTTGGGTCTTTGGGTGGAACAACAGGCGAAATGTTTAGCGGTGAACAAAGAGGGCAACACGCAAAAGACGCTCTAAGCCGCTTGATTGCTTACAGGAATAATGAATCACTTGAGAGGTTCAACCCAAAACCACCGAGTTATGAGATGGATGGAGATGTGTTTAGAACGGCTGAATATGACGATTTTATAGAAACGCTCGGTTATGATGATAGCATGGCTGATATGCTTGGCGAATGGAATGATTTAGAGGATTGGCAACGAGAGGCCGCTATTGAGGCTGGATATTCGGAGGATGATTGGATATGACCGACTTTGACACCGCTTGGCGCAAAGGCGAAGAGGATGCCACCGCAAAAACACTTCAAGAAGCATACGATCAGGGAGATGGTGATTTCAATAGATTTCAGCGTTGGTTTCATGTTGCTGAACCGATTGAGGTTTTAATGCCGAATAGCGACAAACCACAATCGATGGAGAGGACACACATTGGCACAAACCGTTTAGCCGATGAAAAGGGGGAATATGTCGGTGCTAAACAGGCTATGGCTGATTATCAAGAGGATTTACAAAACCTATCAAGAAAAAGAAAGAATCCAAAAGACCCAAAACACGCTCGCATTTTCATCCCCAATCCCGAATCAAAAATAGACGAAATAGGCGATTTTCATATTGATGAAGCCCATAGTGATGATTGGCAAGAAAAATTAGCAGGTGAACCTATGACCGCCTTCGACACCGCTTGGACTTTGCTCAAGTCAAACTTCTATTATGGGACCGATGACCCGGACGGGTCAGCCGGAAGGTGGGATTCTATGAGACTAGACCCGCATTATGACTCTAAAGAGCGTGATTATTACACTGGTGTTAATTTATCTCACCCATGGTATCATGGAATGAATGAAGAGGACACGATCAGAAGAATCATTGACAGCATTGCTCATGAAGAAGGACATCAGGCGGTATTCAGCCCACTAAAGGAAAACCGAGAGATGGAGTTTGAAGACGAGGGATATGAGCCAATGTATTATTCAGAAAGCAATCCCCCCAATACTCAACAAGAGTATGGTGCAATGCTTGTCGAAGGCATGGAGCATCAGGGTATCATGGATGAATTACGAAGGAGGCGGTTCTTTGGTTGACGCATTCGATCAGGCTTGGAGCCTTCTCAAAAATTACACACCAAATTGGCGTGATGAAGTTAGAGACATAGGGCCTGTTGAAGAGGATGAAATGCCTTTCATTGAACAGTGGGACACTGATGATGACGAATATAAAGAGGACATAGAGGGTTTTCTAAATAGCGGGTCAAAAACTCATGTGTTTGAACACCCATGGAGCGAAGACTTTGTTGTTAAGGTCCCGCACGATGACGATTATTATCGTGATAGTTTCAAGACCCGTCGCATGAAACCTGATGAAGCAGAAACTCTTCAATTCCTTGAGCAACTTGGTTATCCTTTAGCCCCTGAAATGCCGGGTTCCGAATGGGAGCATACAATTCAGCCTAAATTGAACGCCAATGTAATGCGAGGGGGCGGCAACATGGATGTCAATCAACAATTTGAGGTGGCTGATCGTGCGCTTGCACATCTTATTCAAGACAGGCATAAAGGAAATTATGGGACCGACAGTGCGGGACACTTACGCAATTTTGACCTTGATGGTATTGGAATAGAGTTTGATAGGTCTCTTCAGGCTGATAACCCGGAGAAATATCAAACGGAAGCATTGAACCCTTACGGCATTCAACATCCGACTTCAAAGGTATTGGACTTCTTTAACGATAGAGATGAAGGCAGATTTAAGAGATTTAATGATTTGATGCGGCTCCTTGAGCCTTATTCTGACAACCCAAACACCCTCACTATTGACGGTAAACCAAAATGGTTGGAGGGGTATGAATGACCGCCTTCGACACCGCATGGGGTTTAATCAAAATATCTCCTGATTTGACAACAAGCGAAAGCAATTGGCATAAACGCTATCAAGACATTACGGGTGAAGAAAGCAATAGGGCGACCATACCTGAAGGCCTGTTTATCTCCGACCAACCAAATGAAGGCAACATTCTTTTGCACCTCCCTAACATTGCGATGGGAACCAGTTTTAATATGATAGATGATGCTGACAAAATAGAAGACATGAAAGGCTTTGAGGAAATGCTTGCGGCATCAAAGGATGCGAGCCATCCACTTTTTGAGGAACGATTTATCAGGGATTTTATTAAAAATTACAACCATGAATACGGTCATGCTCTTACCTTAGATGATGTGATTAGTTGGAAATTACAAAACAGGAAGCGAGATTTGAAATATGGTTGGGAGTCGTTGGCGCATATTCTTCAAGACCCAAATGACCGTGATTGGCGGGAAAAAATGAGATGGCACACAGAAGTAGGTGATTATTGAATGACCGCATTCGATCAGGCTTGGAGTCTTCTCAAAATGCCTTTTGTCGTCGAGGACGGCGGTTTGCAGACTGATTATTTATACCAAGGTCGAAGGACTGGTGACGAAGACACAGGATATTGGACACCGCACAAATCAAAGGCTTTGGCTTACGCAATGTTTGGTCCACGCAACGATTACGAGGGTTCGCCTTTTGTTGATGCAAATGTGCATTATCCCGAATTACACATGGCAACTGCGCCAAAGGATGAATACATTGATGTTCCGAGGGATGAAGAATACATGGGTAATGGTATTTCAAGCGCAATTGAAAGAGGCCGTGTGGCTTTTCATGATCAAGAAGGGGTTGTCCCGCCTCATTCAAAAAAATTGCCGGATGAACACATAGCCCAAATCATTCAAAATATCATTGACTCGGATTTGTATGACGAAGAAATGGATGACTTTGAGGAAGAACATTACTCCGATGATGGTGATGAGGATGAGGCATGGGATAATATATTCCTCCCGCCCCGAAAAGGAGGGCGTGGCCACTGGGAATCTATTTATCCCGATTTACGAGGCGATGAAGTGCATTCAGGGGAATTGTATGAAGCCCTTGAAGAGTTATACGGTGAACAACCACTTTGGGATAAAATCACAACAAATGATATGTTGATTGGTGGTTCAAAACCACATGACTTTGTAAGGCGTTTGAGAGAGAGGGGACAATAAAACCCTTTGACCCGAAGTAAACATTCAAAAACCAACAGCCCATCTCTTGAAATCTATGCCGTATAGATGGTGCGAATGTCGCAGGGGATGTTACAATGTTGACACAAAATCAATCCATCGGTTGTATTCAATAGCCAAAAGGCCCAATTGCAGTAAATGCCAGCGGCGGATGCGTGAAATGACGCAGGATGAGATAAAAGAAGCCGGTCTTATAGAAAGTGTTTAGGTATTAAACACCCTCGCAAAACCATGTCCGATTCCTTTGAGCGTGCATGGAGCGTGCTTAAAATGCCAAATATGTATGGTGATGACCCAATGGATGGTAATACCATCAATGGTCCACTGGGGCAAGGCTCCCATGCTGATGCCATGCGTCGAATGAACCCCCGTTTACTAGATGCGCTGATCAACATGAGAGTTGAAGAGGGCCAAAAAATCCCTCCAATGCATCAAAACCCAATGGGAGGAATGAACCCAACGGGACCACCTTCTGAATACGACTCACCGCCTCCAAGAACAAGAATGTTTGATAGGGGAGACATTACTCCTCCTGATGCAATGGGCCAAATGGACCCGGAACGCCAAAAAAGAATGATGGCGAATCCAAAAGACTACCCCGGCAAAGGTGATACGGGCGAGCCGTATGGTGGACAAGGCGAAGGTCCAATGCGTGAAATGTCTCCTAAAAACTACGAACAGAAGCGTAGTGAGGAAAAAAGACGAACCGCTGGCGGCGACAGAAAAGGTAAATCTCCTGACATGGAGAACCCCGCAAAGCCACCTAAACTAGGGCAGGGTCTAATTGACCGTGCAAGAAAGAATACTCACACTATGCCGGGTTCTTCAAAGTTTAAGAAACCAAGCGATAAAAAGGACTCTAAAAACGAGGAATGATTATGTCATCTGCTTTTGCTAATGGATGGTCCCTGTTGAAAAACGAGGAAAAGACATACAAAGAGGAGAAGGAAGACCCTTGCTGGGACGGATACAAGCAGGTTGGTATGAAAGAAAAGGGAGGTCGTAAAGTCCCAAACTGCGTCCCATCATCGACAAAGAAGTCGGCTTGTGACTGCGGCACATGCAATGTGCTTGTTGCATCTCTTTTAACAAAGGCTAAGTCAAAGCCATTTCATGGTTACAATCCAAACAAACACAGCAAAAAGGGTGGATTAAATGCTAAAGGCCGAGCCAAAGCAAAAAGAGAAGAAGGGGCGAATCTGAAGCCACCTGTAACTGAAAAGCCATCATCCCTCAAACCCGGCTCTAAAAAAGCAAAACGCCGTAAATCGTTCTGTGCAAGAATGGGCGGTGTCAAGGGACCAACCAGTAAAGGCGGCAAACTTACCCCAAAGGGTGCTTCATTAAAACGGTGGAATTGTTGATGTCGGCCTTTGATCGGGCATGGAATGTTCTAAAGTCGGCAATGGCTCCTGCTGATGACGAGGAGGAAGACTGGGACGACACCGACCCACGAACAACAGGAATACCCCTAGAGGATTATGAAAAAGAGGGGAGAAGGCAATCAGGTTTTATCCCACGAGCATACACCGGCAGGGAAAATGAAAAGCCTAACCCATTCAGGGGATACAAGCCGGACCCCACGGACCCGCAGGGTATGAACCCCTCCAACCCCCAACCTAGATTTAATCCGAGAGATGTTGAAGAGGATACTCACGGTTTAGAAATTGACCCTGAAGACCCTGACTGGAATAAAGGCGGGAGTCGTTTGGCCGATTACTTCACTGCATCATCTGACAAAGCATTTGTTGATGCTTGGGCTATAACCAAACAGATCGCCTAAGTATGATCGGTGCGTCCCATTACCATGACGGCCTTTGACCGAGCGTGGGCATTGGTTAAACAGATGGGGATTAACATCAATGATAGTGAAGCCCCATATACTGAAATGATACTTGATGGTGAGAAGACCATTGAAACTAGAAGGACCAATAGTCTCGACCCGTATGTGGGTGAGGAGGTCGGTATTATCAGGACGGGCAAAGGTCCCGCTGAATTAGTCGGCTTTATGGATATTGAAAAGCCAAAGCAATACAACAATTCACAGGAGTTTGACCGGGATAGAAAACAACATAGAGTCCCAAAGGGGTCAAAAGAGGATAAAGAAGGCAAATCGGTTGGGTATCCATTGACCGATGTTGAACGGACGAAGCCAAAAGAGATTCATTCAAGAGGCTATATCGCTCGTGAGATTTGAATGATCAGTTAATAGAGTTGACAGGAGTGGGAGTATCATGGCCGACCAAGCCCGTGTAACGAGAGTTATCAAGAAAACAAAGGACATAAGGCTCAAAATACTTGACCAAAACGACGAAATGCCTGAATTGAAGAGGCCAACTGACATATTAAGCGCAAACAAGGTATCAGGATGGTCGCTTAATTTTCCTATACAGGGAACATGCAATCCATCTAAATTGTGCGTCAAGACCTGCTATTATGCCAATGGGATGACGGCGTGGACCAATTCTCTAAGAAAACAGGTTTGGTGCTACGAAAACTGTGTCAAAGACCCCATTTGGTTCGCTGAAGAAGTCATTAAAGAATATCGTAAGCGTTCACTTACTTACCTGCGGTGGAACGGCGGAGGCGACCTATTCCCTGAATCTGTTGAAGCATTGAACCACATAGGTGAAAATCATCCCGATGTGGTCATATGGATTGTGACAAGAATACCAAAAATGGCAAAACTTGTAAAGAATTATCCGAATCTCCATTTACACTTTAGTCTCGATAAAGAATCCCTAAAGCGTAGGGAAAAGGTGCTTTCATTAGACATTCCTATGAAAGACCGTATATTCTTTTCATATCAGTGCGACAAAGGCGAATACCCTGACATGCAACAAATAATGGATGACCATGGTGTTTCTTTGTTTTTTTACGACAATTACTCCCCCCCAGCATTGCTTTATTCAGAATTGTTAAACGAGAAGGGCGATAGATACAAAGCACTATGTCCATTGAATATACGAAAAGCGCACGATCAAAGTATTGAGGGAACCTGCGGAGACTGCAAGCGTTGCTTCGACGGGTCCAATGTAAGGTGAACAACCAAGGGCAACCCATTCGGAGGTAGGTTTGAAATCGTTGAAGGAAATTAACAATTGCCCCGGCTGTTCATATCTAACCATAAAAAACCGATTTATTGTCTTATTCATTGAAAAAGCATATCATCTCCCTGTTGATCCGATAACTGATGTCCGGCGACAGCCATACCCAAGCCGCCACAGCGGGCATCAGTATATTGAAAGAATGGCCGGGTAACAAAAGAGGCAGACCGGGCCAAGGAGTGGTTAGTCAAACTGGCTTGACAATGTATCCAGTGGCTGACCAAAAAAACATTGATGACACACGGTTTATGCAACCGCCTAAGCAATTCAAGTCAAAAGACCCTCTAGGCGAACCAGCCGACGCAAGGATGTTCAGAAACATCTCTCAATCAAAGTTTCATTCCCCCAACCCCGTCAATGACAAGTCTTCAGCAATGTTGAGCCTTGAACGCAAGTTTGGCACTGGCTCTCCGTCAGTCGTAGCCGTTGCCAATGCAATGCCACTTCAGAAACCTCGTATTGCCGTTGATGAAGGACAGCAAAGGCAGGCATTTCACGGGACAATGCATAGAGATTCAGAAGGAAGACCAATGCAGGGGTCTCATTCAGATAGGTTCAAAAAACCATTTAGCGGCGTTAGGTCTCGGCATTTGTGGACTCAAGGTAATCTTGATCAGCAGTTGATGCTTGATTTAATGCAGGGGCGAAAAAACCTAGGCGATTTAGGTTTCAATGTGGGCCGCACATATCAAGGAGACATTGCTTTATTCAATGAAGAGGGGTATGAAATGCCTCGGTTAGGTTACAGTGTATTCTCCCAAGACAAAGAAGGCAGGCGTGAATATCGAGAGGACGAAGGCAGGCCATGGCGTGAGGCTAGAGATTATCAGGTCACAGGTTCAGTGGACCCTCTTTTGATGATTCCTAGTGCGGGCTATGCTAGTGGATATGTTGAGCATGAAGGAAAAGCAGGTGTTCCTGTCCCTCCAACTATGTCAGCAACAGAAGGCAAGCATGGCATTAACCAAGGTTTGGCTACTGGTCGTTATGGGCTTTACTTCAACCCTGACGATTTGACCCCCCAAGGACGCAGGGTGTATGAGCAGGCATTGTCGGGAGACATTATCCGTTCAGATGAATCATCAGCGATATTTGAAGATGCGTGGTCTGTTGTCAAATGGGACAGGCCTGCACCATTGAAACCCTTAGCATCGATCATGGGCGTGAAGAATATGGCTGATTTGAAAAAACCTTACAGGAGGCAATATCAATCAGCGTATGCCCCTCTTATGGAGGAGGGGACAACTCTTGTTGAACCATTCATGGGTGGTGGCGGAATCACATATGGTTTACAACCCCCCTCACACATAGGTTCGGATTTAAGCCGTGAGATGGCAAGCCTGCATAATGCTGTCAAATACCGCCCTGAAATCTTTGATGCAAAGGCTTTGCAGGATATGGTTTTGACTCGTGTTGGCGAAACACCGACCTTTTCATCATACAAAGGCAAGGAGGGTTCGCCTGAAATGCCAGTCGGTGGACCCGTCACACAAGACGAGATTGACCAATTTGGTATGCCTGACCTAGAAGGTGTCTTCTATGGAATCAACTATTACAAGCAACAAGACCGTTTCAATCGTTTGACTGACAAACGAAAAGTAGCCGGACTTACTCCTGATGAAGAGATTGAGTTATTGAGGCTCACATGGTTCCTCTCTAAGAACGCCTATTCGCAATCATTCCGCTACAATAAAGGTGGCCACATGAATATGCCCGGACCTAGACCAAGAGCAAGTGCGGGGCGAGGCTTTGGTTCATCAGTGGAGTCAATCATCAATTCGGGGAAAATAAACCGGGACCGCTTTGGATTGAGTGAAGATGATGAGGACATATGGACTTCGGATGCAAAGGGCAACTTTGGCAAGGTTAGACCTGAATGGGCTAAATCAGATGCGGCTAAACCTGAATGGATGGGTAAAGGTGGTCTAAGGCAACCAGCATATTATGCGGGTGGAACAATGCCTTACGGAATCACCGAGGATGAGACAGACTTTGGCGATTATCATAGAACCCTTCGCAATTCAAACATTCTGAATATGGGTGTAAAAGACCTGATCAACCAAAAGCGAATGCCGGAAAACTTCGCAGTTGCTTTGGACCCTCCTTATCGAGGTCAAGAAGGCCAGCACACTGGATGGCGTAGTGAGGATTCAGACATCATTGGTCAATTGTTTCAAACATTGGCCAAGCGGGGCATACCCGTGACATGGCATGACACGCCTCATCCTGAAAACACCAAGTTTGTTGATGAGTCCGAGGGTGGGGAGTTTGCCACCGCCGATAGGTGGGAGGGCAATGTAAAGTCGGATGCAAAGAAGGTTCCCGAAATGTTTGCATATGCGAACATGCCATGGTTGTCTGATATGGGAGCCGATGAGATAGCCAGTTGGAAAAACTCAAGGGGGAGTTGGACACCATGAGTCGAGGCAACCCTGAAAATGCAATCCTCCATGATGACACCCATCACCTGATTTGTCATTCATGCGGAGGTCCTATGCATGACTCTCTAGTGAAGGACATCCTCCTCCGCAGTATCAAAGAGGTGAATGAGTTATTGCCGCAGTTGGGAACAGGTCTCGATGTATTCCGTGCGTCGAGAGGCTACGAGGGTCCCGGTGGAGCCGGTTCGATGATTGAGGCAACAAAACTGCCAATACACCCGACATGGCAACAAGCAATAGACGAATCAAGAGCGGGACTAGCAACTTATCCGATCACAGGCGCAGGCGTTCAATTTAGGAACGGTCAGGGCGGTCATGTCATGAAAGACATTTATCAAAATCAAACAGGTATGCCCGCACAGACTCCGAGGCAAATACTTGAATGGATTAAGAAAAGCGGGATAAAAGGAGTCAATTCAAACTCATACGATGGATACGGGGGGCTTTCATCCCCCGGTAAAATGTGGGGCGGTGCTGAAGACCTCCCAACAGCGGCTTGTAATGTAGGAGGAAAATTGAGAAATGTGGAGGGTTCAGCGTGCAATGGCTGTTATGCTGATTACAGCAGACAAAATCAAGAACACCCCCAGCGTATTCAATGGAGGAACATGCTAGGCATGGCCAACCCTATGCTCTATGCCGCCGCTTTGTCATATCAAATCGAAAACCATCAAGCGGGAGACCACATCCGGCTGTTTTCCGCAGGAGATTTACAGTCCCCCGAACATTTGTCCATGTTAATGGACATAGCACGAGCGCATCCTGAAAAGCAGTTTTGGTTGCCGACTCGTGAATACAACCATGTTGGGACTTGGATGGATGCCAATGGCGGCGTGGCTAATGCGGATATTCCTAAAAACCTCGCATTGCGTATGTCCACACCCAAAGGTAATCAATTGGCGCAGGGTCTAATCGAGGAATACATGTCTCAACACCCTCAAGTCAGCGTATCGACAATGAATGCGTCACATCTAGCACCTGACAGCGTGTGGGTGTGTCCATCGGCAGGCCAAAAAGACGACATGGGTAAGTGCGAGTCGCACGGGTGCAATGCCTGCTGGGACCCAAGCATCAAACATATTGACTATTCAGGGCATACGACTAAAGCCGCTATGATGAGCAGAAACCCATTAGAACAGGCTTCTCACGACCAAGCGGTTCAAAACACAAACATGAGACTCGCTGAAAGACAGCAGGTTCAGGTCCCAATGGATGGGGTTGACCTCTCGCAATTCAATCTTCAGGGTATTGGTGAAACCGGCGTATGAGACTGGTGGTTGATCGAACCCGCACCGCTTTGACCTTGACAGGTTCTAAAATCGGAAATCAATTCGTTTACAATAAACTCGATGCTTGTATTCGGAGCCATTCGTCCATTGGCCCAAGTGTTTAGCCAACTAACATCAGAACCAAACAAACGAGCGAACATAGTCAAGTTTGCTATTGACACCTGTTGGTTACTCCAAGTTACTTCTTGTTGAAGAATCTGTTCTGCGGATGCCATTAAAGCCGTCCAGTCCATTTGAGACTGGTTTAGATTTGCACTGGTGAATAGAGGATGCCCGTAGTAACTTAAGACTCCTATCGCCGCATCTGTTGAGAATTGTTGTTGGCGTTGCACATTCGTGTTTGCGTTTCTGTCAATCCATGACGCTAATGCTGAAGTGTCGAGAGAGGTTGCTTCAATTGTATTATTGTATGACCTCATTGCATTTACGGCTTCGATCAGGTTCGGCATGATATACCCCAAACGGTCTCACTACTTCATCATAATGCTCATAAGGCTGTCAGGGTTGGCATTATACGATGAGCCGACATGTTTCAGTTGTAATGCAGGACCATTTGTATGTAAAAATGGAGTCTGAAAGAGGCAGGGAATCTAAGTCGTCGTTCATCAATTTTGTTCTTGAACAGTATTTCAAGAACGAAAAAACCAAATCGGGTGAAGGAAAATGAAACAAAATGGACCAATTCGGCCACAAGGACCGCATTCGCCAAACGGAGGGGTTCCTCCTTGGGCGCAAGACAACCAACGAATCGATGTAAATCTGATAGCCATGTTGCTATGGCAGGCATTGCTTACAGGAAGCGCAGTTGCAGTTTCTCATTTAGGGTGGTATTTACCAAATGCGACCCCCGGTGAAATGGGACTACAATATGGACTAATTGCATTCGGTTTCTTATGCACCGCAATGGTTTTGTTTCATGTGGGTGGCATCCGAGACTCTTTGGCGATCAGGGCGGAATTATCCCAAGAGCATCGTTATGACAAATGGCAAAGAAGCCAAATGCGTTTAATGCAACGCAGGAACCAAAAACAAAATTACTATCAAAACAACCAGCAACAGTCACAGGGGCAGGTGTTTGGTTATCCATGGCAACAGATGCAGGGTTCATCGACTGATGAAGAAACCAGTGAAAACAATGAAAATGACTGATTAAGGAGGTCTATTCATGGTATGGCCGTTCACCAACAAGCAGGAAAGACAAGCGGAAGCGATGTCTATGATTCTTGCTGAAAACTCATATGAACGAAAAATGGAGAGGATGGCAGGATGGGTAAGAACAATTATAGCGATGATTGCCGGGGTTGGTCTCACCTTCGCATTACTTTTTGGTTTGGATGTTTTAGGATATACTCCGTCCGATGTTTGGGACTACATAGTCAACCGATGAGGGGGACCTCAATTTGAGTGCGCTTGTCGCAGGACATTTTATCCTAGGTTCGATAACAGTCGCCCATCAGATATATCGAATACTCAAACCTTACCGCTTTGGCATATATGGCCCTTCGATGGCGGGTAAAACAACTCTTGACCAATACTTGACAGTCCCCGGAGATATAGACCCTATCCCTCTTGAGTTTAGAACGACTCACGCTTATGAAACGGATACAAAAAAATACAGAATGCCAAAAGCAAAAAGAAAATTGTTGCGATGGAAAAAAGACAAGAAGTCTGTTGTCAACAATGACATAGGCGGTCAGGCCCAGTTTCGTAACCTTTGGATTGAGGACATGATAGGTCGAAAGGTTGAGGTTGTCATTTACATGGTTGATCATCGAGTATTAACAAATCTCCAATGCAGGATGGATGCCGTCGCTGGTTTTGAATATGTAGTGGATGCTTTGCTCAAAAAACGGTATCCTTCGACCTTTAATCGTCGGATGAAGCGTAAAGCAAACAAGTATGAGCCTAAACTTTTTTGTCTTCTGATCAACAAGATGGACATTTGGTATGACCATAACGCCAAAGCCCTTTGGGATATGAACATGAAGCGAGAACATCCTATTGTATATCCCTTTAGAGATGGACTCAAGAGACTAAGAAAAGCAGGGATAAGGGCTGAAGTTGAAGCGATTTCAGCCCAACATGGTTTGAATGTTGAAAGCGTTTTGGTTAAATTGATAGAAGGGATGTAAATTACCGCCACCCTTATCAGCCTGTCAGGACTGGCAGGTATATGGCGTGGATGCCGTTTATGGGGGGAGGAACCCCCTCGCTTACTTCATTGAATGACGAACAGTTGCGTGTTTTGTCGGCCCAAAGCGGTATCAGTTTTGATTTAATCAAGGCACAGCAAAGGGCTGAAATGGCCTCTTCCGGCTCATCCGGCGGAGTTGATGACAAACAAGAGATGCTAATCCCAACTGTTGAGATTCAATTAAAACAGAATCCTAAAAACCCCAAAAAGGCTCGTAAAAAGAATATCAAAATGCTTCGTAAAGCGTTACGCCCGCCTAATTACAATCTTGGACTTTTCAAAATATATCGTTACAATGCCGCATATGAGTGTGCGTGTTGTGGGGTTGATGTCAGAAGGTTCCTAGAAGGGGATAACGCCTATGCACACATTGTTGATGAGCGAGTGGGCTTATCTTTGGCGGATATTTATTGGTTTGACGAGGACACTGGACAGGCAAAGAAGCCACATGCTAGAACCCACGGCGACCACGGAGATGAAATGAATAGCACGCTTTGTCCCGCTCACCTTCACATTAAGCACACCCTCACCTCTCTCACGCAGGAACATGAATTAGAAAGCGAAGGTTTTGGGAAAAAGGTCAGCAAAGGGACTAGATTTCAAAAAATACCCGGAGTTGGGGCAATGATGAAGGGTATGCAAGGTAAAAAACAAAACCGATCAACATTGGAGTCTCTTCAGAAGTATGAGCCTTTTTTTGAAATGATTCACCGTGATGCCGCACATAGCAAAGGCATAACCATGGTCCAGCATCCAAATCCAATAAGTGGCGTGGCGGATATAGTCATGGTCACATTCGACCTTCGTGCATTGCAGTTAGAAAGCCAGCAAATGCAAAATCAATATCTCGGAGTAGCAGGTAGCGCAAGTATGATGAATCAGGTTGCTGTGCCATCACCACAGGCGGCAACGCTACAACCGATAACAGGAGAATGAAACAATGGGCTGGTTTTCAAAAGATAGTGCAACACCAACCTCTCAATTTGGGACCCCCTCTTTTGGGCAACCCAATGCAGGAGGAATGAACGGAATGAACGGAATGAATCAAGGAGGTATGGGTGCTATGATGATGGGTCAACAGGCTCAAAATCCAATGATGCAACAAATGGCTAATGACCCCATTACTGCAACCGCTCGCCTTCTTGATTTCAATGACCCCGTGTCTGATTTCATTGTCTCGCAAAACTTCGCAATGCTGATCGAGTTGATGGGTGGAGTTGTTACTTTGGCCGTCAAAGAGTTTTTCCAGTCTGTGAAGTTTAAGCAAGACGCTGAAGAAAACTTTGTTATCGATACTTCTTCAATGCCAGCAACCTTGGCAACAATGTCCCCTGAAAACTTACAACTCACACTACAACAAGTGCAAAACAACATCAACATGGGAATCCAGCAAAGAATGCAACAACAACAGATGTTCCTAATGGCTCATAATCCAATGGCTATGAACCAACAACAACCCGGATTCTTTGGCAGTTTACTCGGCGGTATGCTAGGCAACCAAATGCAACAACAAGGCGGCATGGGTAATGCCATGGGCAATGTGGCAAAAGCAGGGGCGGTAATGTCCCCTATGGGCCTTTGAGGTGAATTAAATGAATGAAGGAAAAAAGTCGGAAACGCAGTTACAGGACGAACACATGAATACGGTGAGTTGGGCAAATACGCTTGACGCTTTCGTATCTCCAAATAAAATGCTAGTCGAAAGTGCGACAATGATATTCATAATTGCGTTCCTGTTATTCTCTTTGGTGACATTGATTTGGCGGGGTCAGGACTTGACAGCCACCCAAATGATGCTTGGATTCTTTGGCCTTATTTTCACCATGTCGGTTGCGATCAAACAATTCGCATCCTTTCGGTATTGACAGGTATCGCCTGTCGCCAATGATGGAGTATCGAGAAGCAATAATCGAGGCTCCGCCCGTTCAAGAGAAGCCGAAGGAAGACACTTCAATGAAGTGTAAGGCATTGACAAAAACGGGGAACCCGTGTAAGCGTTTGGCATCTCCTAAATACGAAGGATATTGCACAATTCATGGTAAGTTGAATGAAAAGGCTAATTGAGGCACTTGACATGGGCCATACATGGCGGGGCGTAAGACAAGGGCGAATTGCCACTTTTGTCAGCACCCTGAAAGGGATGACTTTGAACATCAAATCCGAGTCGGAATGTTGGATGTCAAGACTCTCGATAAAGACCAAGGCTGGGCTGAAGGAACCGCACACCGCCACATGAGGCGGCATTCCGGCGAGTATCATAACAACAGTAATTCAGATTGCCCAGTATGCACCAACGGTGACAGGGCGGTAATAGAAGAAGCAATTCTTGAAGGCCGAGCGACTGTCGAAGACTTTGCAGTTGAATTAGGTATTGAAGAGGGGACTCTTTTTGACCACATGGAGAAGCACACGAAACCTCTTGTTCAAAAACAAGTCGAGATTGAGGTGTTACCATCGGCAATGTCATCAGTAACAGATTCATTGAAGCGTGTTGAAAATAACATGAACCGCATGGACCGGCTTTTGTCTTTACATCTCGATCATGTTGAGAATGCAATGAGGGATGAAGAGGAACAGGCGACAGCGGCTGATTTACAAATCGCAATCAAAATGCATAAAGAAGTTAGGGAGACCCTGACTGATTTGGCTAAGTGGATGGACAAGGCTGAAACCATTGAACAGGGTCATTCGATGTCTGTCCTCACAGTAATACAGGCTCACTTTGCTGAAAAGTCTCCCGCCGAATGGCGTGAATTGAGACAGTCTTTGGCTGAAGCGGGGGTTTTAGAAGATGGCTGATAATGATGGTTGTTGCTGTGGTGCAACAAAGAGTAAACCATGCGCTTGCATGAAGAAGGGCAATATGAAATGTTCACAGAAAGAACCTATGTGTGCTTGCTACAAAGACCTCAAAAAAGAAGGTAAACATCCAGCGGATTTGAAGAAGGCTTTTGATACAGCGTGGGAGATTTCAATTTGGTGATTAAAATGGCTAGGTGTGAATCGGGAAAAGATAAGGATTGCACGGGTGAGGCAACGCATACCGTTCAAAATGAAGAAACGGAGATGAGATGCTGTGGCCCGTGTGCTGACCATGCACCCGGCAATGCTACGGTTGAAACAATTAGTAAAGCGTTTACAATCGGGTGGAGTATTGTCAAGTCTGATTTCAACCCTGATGACGATACATGTGAAGCATGTGGTGGACAGAAAACACCGGAACATCCATATTATGCCCCTGATGGTCCTAAGAATGGTAACTGTGCAAAAGAGTTACCCGGATGCCGCTGAAAAAGGAGTTGTTTAACATGAAGACAATACACGAGTTGATGCTTAAGGATACAGACCTTGAGGACATCTTGCACGAGGGTATTGTTGATAATCCAACTGATGCGGTTTGTTTTTTGAATGCATTGGACTTCGTGGTTAAAGAATGGAATGAAGCAATGGATTCTTTTGATATTGAAGGACAGGAGGATGTAGCAATGACCATTTATGGTGATTTGTTACAAGTCCGTATGCTCTTTGTCGATTTGATGGAGACCGGCGGTCCTAAAATCCCTTTCACCGAAGCCGTCAAGGTGCTAAATTGCTTGAAGCAATCGATGATCACCATGGCGAAGTCATACGCTAGAACACCTTCTTTAGCACACTGGTATCTATCCCTGCCAGTAAAGGTTCAGAATTATTACAACACAATGAGGAGGGAAGCCCGTGGTAATGTCTAACCCTCGTGACCCTGCTCTTTGGACACCTAGAACCCAAGAGTTTACCGGAGGTCATAACCCAAGGGAGATGCTGGGCGACTACGATGTCAACCCAAATGAGGACAATGAGGGGTTGTCGCACCATAGCCGTCAAAGTCCTGAAGACTATGAAAGCACGGACCAAGCCGATGCTAAGAAAAGACGAAAGCGTGCATTGGCTGAATTAGAACCAGCATTGCCGCATATCTCAATGAAGCCTGCTAAAATTGATGAGGAGATTTCAAGAAGTCCTCAAGGTGAAGGTTCAAGCGAATTACTAGAAAGTGCTTTGGGCGTTGACATGGGTTTAGCGGGCCGAGGTATATCTCAAGCAGTTGGTGCGAATGTTGGTCCGATCAGAAGTCCAACAGGCCAAATCTCATATCAATCCGACATAGGTAAATCAATAGCACTTCACATTGGGTATGTCCCATTTTCAATGACTGATGTCCTTCAAAAAGCAAAGCGAAGATACAAAGGTCGCAAATACGAAGAGGACGACGAGTCTCATGAAGACGAGCGTAAAGGAAAACTCAAGCGCAAGCGTGAGAAGAAACGAAAAGGAAAAGGCAAGAAAACAGCCCGTGGTGGTCGTGAAATCAAATCCGCTACGAAAAGGCGTGCCGCTTCAGCAGAAAGAAACCTCAACCGATATTCAAAGCGTCAAGCGTTCAATCCGAATACAAAGAGCCTGCCGTTGAGAATGCTTGGTGCTACTAGAGCGGAGGGTATCCCTCTCCGACTCCGAGACCCTGTTGCATGGGAGAGGAAAAAGGCATATGAGCGTGAGCGAAGAAAGCAAGGGGCAATGCCTCGTGGGATGTCTCACCACTATGATACTTCAGCATCAGGTGGACGAGGGGGAACAATTGGAGGAACCAAAGGAACCTCAACAAAAATGCCTTCTAGTCCCAAAATGGGGACAAACCCCACATCAGCATCAGCATCAAGAAGGGAGCGCATTAGCCCCGGAGGAGTTGGAGACCCATTAGGGACATCAGACGCATTGCCTTCTCTAGCAAAGTCGGGCGGCGGTCTCGCATCATTGAACCGTGCCGAGGTCAAATCCCTCCTCCGTAAAATCGAACAGATGCTAAACAAACTCAATAGGATGAAAAAGTCAACTCCTGAACACGGTCAAGAAGCCAAAATTGGAAACCAAGCGGGCAAGGACAAAGCCTCCGCCCCCCAAGGAATGACGACACTTGATGAGGATAAAGAGGCTTACAGAATGTTTGATGATACTTCACTGGTTGAACACATTGTTAGTAAGCGGTGATTATCAATGTTGCACCTCGATAGATTCTTGATCATCAAAGGTGAAGGAGTCCACGACCTTTGGGATTTCATCAATGCGGCATTACAAACGGATAACCCCCAACTGACAACGGCGGCTTTAGCCAATTCACATCACGACATCCAGCATTCAGAAATCACTGGTGTTGAAGGTGATGCCGCACACGAGGCATATCGCAAAGGGTTGATTGATGAAGAAACCGCACGCATATACCACGAGGGTCCGAGCAACCCCAAATACATGGAGGCCTTTAGAAGGGCGGCTTTAGCGGGCGCACCCTTGATTAACAGTTTAGTTGAAAGACAGAATGTAATCAATGCGTCGAGAGGCATACATGCAATGAATAAACCCTTTTCAAATGTGATGGGCAAGGATTACCAAGTCGATGGGCAATGGGGACATAAGCCTCATGCATTGTCAATGAAGGATGTAAAAAGGAACAGCAATGGTCGATTTATTGACCCTTGGGACCCTCAAACAAGAAAGTTGGTCACTAATATCAAAAGTGAAATCAATTTACAAGGAGAGGGATGGCTTAGACCTTATTCAGAAGCATTGGAGGAGAGGAGAGGTCAAGGAGGCCCACAGCACAGAAAAAAGACTAATGATACAATTCACCCCGGTTTGGTTCATAGGAACACGATCAGAATACCGGACAGGCGAGCATTGGTTGAATTATGGAACACTGTCAAAGAGGCACAGGCAACGGCTCAACAAACTGGGGCCGACCCCGCTCAAGCCGCACATCAGGCATTGATGCAAAATAAAACATTCAAGAAAGTAACTGGTGGTATTCATCACCGTTCCTTTGAGGAGTCATATGGGCAATACGCTGATAACGCCGCAATGTTTACTCCTGAAAATCAAAACATTCCTAATGAAATGCAAACTGATTCGATGGGCGACCCAACAGTCAGTAGCGAATTAGCCCAAATGCCATTAGGCACTGATTTGTCGGGCTGGACGCATCCTGAATTACAGGAAAAAGGCTGGCATAAAAATCTCCACATTGGCGGTAAGAACGGTCATTCACAAGCGGGCGGAGGTATGGAAGCGGGCGTAAAGGACCTAATGGCCCTTCAGGGGTTGACCGAGGAACAGGCTAGAGGTGTTTGGCAAACCGCTCACGCAGGGACTAGAAAAGAAGGCAACTTTAGACAGCGTTGGAATACTGCATTGGCTCATGCGACATTGGCCAACAGTGGAGGCGTAGCCCCAAATTGGGTTGCTCAAGGAACGCACATGCCAATGCCTCAACAACCTTTGTCAGCATCACCCCCCCCTCCTGCCCCTGATTCTGACACCCCTCAACAGGCTACCCCTAGTAAAGTGACAGCCCCCGGCATGGATACTAAACACGGTGGAATGACAATGCATTCGGGTCCCCCAACTGTTGCACCTCCTCCAACAGATGTCCTTTCGTCACCCCCCGGCTTAGGTGCTGGTGCGGTGGCTCCCCCTCCTCCAAAAGTTGATACTCAAATCGCACCCCCTCCCTCGCTCGGCATGAACAATGCTTTAGGGGCGGCATCTCCTCCCTCGACACGGCGAGGCGTTATGGATTCACTTGGAGGCGCATTAGGACGCTTATACGGGAACAGATTTCCCGGTGGCATCTTTGGCAAGTCTGACGGCGAAAAACAGCAAATCGAACAATACCTAGAACAGGTTCAAATTGATATAGCAAAGTCCGAATTGACCATAAGTGCGACACCAATGAACCCGGAGTCTCCCGTCGATATTTCAATTGTAGCAGGCCGCTTGAAAAAGACATCAAGCGACATTACTGCAATTATTCACAGCCGTGGTGACTGGCGGGATATTGCTAAATCATTCAATGTCCCTCATGAAGCGGTCCAAGAAGTAAAGGTGATATTCAATGAATGACTTAATCCTAAAAGCAAGAGAAGAACAGATGATCGAAGACAAGACCACTTTGGTCAAATCGTATTTGATGTCAGACCATGGTGTTTCCGCTCAATGGTGTTCAGATAATCATTTGCTGATTAAGAATTATGTCGCAACCACTCCCGGTCAAAAGGCTAAAGACATCGGGGCAGGCCTGATGGGTGGAGCGGCAAATTGGGCCGATAAAGGCTTTTACGGTGGCGAAGGGCCAATTTCGGCACAAGGAGTTAAAGGAAAAGCAAAGGGTCTTGCTCGCAGGTTCGGTCAAACAGCAATGGCTCCAATCAGGGCCGCTGGCAAACTTGGAAACACAATTGGTGCGGGACTTGAAACGGCGGCTATTGCCGGTCAACAGGCGAACACACATATCAGGCCAAATGAGCAATCAGACATTTCAATGGGCCAAGGACAAGCACTAAAAAACAATGCGAAATCCAAGTTACAAACCGATGCGTATAACGCAGGAAAGGTCGCACCTGATGCTTCTAAGGGGGAAACCGTCGCTCAAGCATCAGCAAATGCCGAAGCCGCCAATCAAGACATAAATGCAACGACTGTTCCCGGCGCACCTGACTTAGATGCATTGACCGCACAACAAAATCCGACAATGGATCAGAAAGTGCAAAATGTCAACCAGCAACAACAACAAGGTGGTCAGCAACAACAAGGCGGCGCACCTCAAGGTAGCCCGCAGGCAATGGCTCAAGCGGCTCAAATCCAAGACGCTCAAGCACAAGCGAGAACAAAGGGCGGTATTGGAACCGGCTTTATGTCCAACCTCTTAACATTAGGAGCGTCAGGTATGGCTCGTGGTGCATACAATGCATACCAACGGAACCAAGGCCGTCAGCGTCTTAATTCATATGGTCGAGGCGACTTTAGCAAATCCATTCATTTTCAAAATCAAATCAGCAATGCGTATCAAACCATTGAATTGAGAAAAGGCTATCAAGCAAGAAATACAACGGAGATGCTACGCAATGGAAGGCGAAGACAAGTTTGATGTCTTGCTATTGAAGGCCGAGGGTAAGCAGTCCGATAGGCATGATGAAGCATTTGATTTAGTTTGGGATGATTTAGAAAAGGGATTCTTTGAGTCCTTTGGTCGTGCAAAACGACAAGCCCAAGAAAGAGCAAGACGAATACCGGGTGCAATGGAGAGAATGACGGAGAGGCGTGAAGCCGCCGCCGCACCATCGGTTCGCACGATCAGTGAGGACACAGAAGCACCTGCCGACCCCGGTGTAGTGCAAAATACAACAACTGAATATGTTCCTGCTGACATTGTTCCTGACAATACCCCCCCAGCAACTCCTGTTGAAGAAGTAGTAAGCGCACCCCCCGGCTCAAAGTTGGGGAAGCCTGATGACATCAACAACAAAGTCAATCAAAGCAAAGCCCAATCAGCGGCGAGAACAAAGGAAATATCCGCCTCAAAAAAACGAGCCGCACAGGTCAAAGCACGGGAAGTCGAAATAAAGGAGTTGAAAGAACAACTGGCGGCGGTGCGGGCATCGATTAAAAGACAAAATAAGTCAAACAAGGATGATGCGAAAGAGGACTTAGTGTCCGAAGTCCCTAGTGCAACAAATACAGAAGTTGCTGATGTGGTCCCAAATCCTCCTGCTGATTCGACCCCTGAATCTGAAGAGGAAGAGGAAAACCCAACAAGGGTGGTGAATTGGTCAGGCTCTCCGTCCAAAAAAGAAAAGGTGGAGGAAACTGAACAGACCGTTGAGGATAAAGCGGCTCTAGCAGGCTTTGACGAAATGATGTCAAATAACGATTTGGACTCCGCTGAAAGCGAGACGAATCCTGATATTGGGGGGGTAAACCGGCGTATTCAAGAAGAGATTATTGAAGAAACTAAGCCTCCAAACTCCGATAGTTTACTTGAAGTAATCCCCCTGTCTAATAAAGTTGACAATGATAAGTTGCTAGACTTGTTGAACCTTGTCCCAGTTGGTGGCAAAAAGGAATCAACTGAAGACATTGCCGAGGAGACAATGCAGGTTGAAATGCCTAAGCGTATGTATCAAGTGGCGGATGATGGCACTATCATCGGCAGTAAAATCACTAAAAAGAAGGCCGAGAAGTTGATCGGAGGCGAAGCCACATTCGACGGTAAAGTGTTGCAGTTGAATAGACCGCCCACTGACAAAGAAAAGCAAATGGCATCATCAAGGTGGGACAATGAAAAAGGTCAATCTGTTCCTATTGAAGTAGTCGATGATTTAGTCGAAGACGCAAAGGTTGAGCCTCCTAATGATGAGGAATGGGAGGATGCTGATGAAGGAGAGGACTTTGAAGAACCGACTCTTACTGAAGAGGACATCATCGGACATGAGTTTGAAACTGATGTCATGGATGCAATCAGAACCGATATAGAAGGGGCAACACCCGGAGACCTCGATAACCCCGACCTCGGACCGGAGGACGGCGAGACTATGGGCGGTATGATGGAGATGCCTGACATCCTAGATAAGCCAAAGGATGAGCCGGATAAGCCGGAGGACTTCCCTATGATATACGCTTCAAATGCCGAGGAGTATTGGCCGATGTATATGGAGGAGGCCGAGGGAGGGAATCTCGCCGCCGCTAAACATTTGAAGAATAGTCTTGATGAAGACTTGGCTAATGCTCTTGGTGAGAATTATGACGACATGTATGATGACTTAAACGACCTCATTGCCTCTATTGAAGGAGACCAAAAGTCACCGAGCATCCTAAGCGAAAGGGAGGCTCTAGGTGAAGAAGGCTATGCAAAAAAATACACTTATGGTAATGACCGGGACCCTAATATGAGGAGATATATGAAACCGGATGAGTTTGGGACTCATTACGACTTTGACGAGTTAGAGTCCGAACCGCCAACTCTATCTCCTGATGAGTTGATCGCCGCAATCTCTTATGCAAGAAAACTTACAATAGGGACAGGTAAACAACGAAACCCCCCAAATACCTATGTGTATTGGAATGACGCAGGGGAGCCGGTTGGAATGAGAGCGATTGACAGATACACTGGTCGAATGTTAAATGTGGGGGCGACTCAACTCCCCGGCATGAGTAAACCAATGGAGACCTATGACAACATGTTTTTTGAAAGCGAATTAGACAAGGACGACCCTAATTTTGTTTCACCTGAAGACCGACAGCGATTCAAGGATGAATCAAGAGATGTCTATGCTAACCAAAAATACAGGGTGACTCAAGTTGACCCCGATAAAATAGCGGAGGCTGTGAAGGCCATTGGACCAATTGGGTCCTCATCAGGAAAAAGCAAATACCGGACTTTTGAAGGTCCCAGTTTTTCACACATTGATGATGTCCCCGGATTGGACGAAAAAGACGAACATGGTAATTACTTGAAACGAGACATATATCTCTCCTCATTACAAAGGGCTTTAGAGCGTAAATACAAAGACTCACCAAAGAAAATTACAACTCCATCAATGTTCCCCGACCCAACGGCAACAAACGAAGCGGGGGAGTTGATTCATCCATTTAATCCTGAAGGACATACAGGTCTCGATGGGATGAAACTGCCGCAGTATGACTTCGCCACTAGGACTGGACAAGGGATGAGCGGGTTGCCAAGAAAAAAAGTAGCGGGGATGCCATTCTCGATCATCAACGCTTTGAAGAAAAAAGGGTTCAGACCGAAGAATCGCTCCGCTCGCCCTGACGACTCGGAGACTAGAATCATGTTTGGCCAAGGACAAGGCACGCCAAAATCCGGTAAAATGGTCCCCGGCATGAAAGGACAATTTGGATTTGATGACCTCAACCCGGAGATGCACGCCCTGCCTGATAGACAAATGCGTAGTGAAGTCTCCCGCCGAATGCCTATTGATGATGTCAACGCCACTTTACATGAGACCGGCCCAAATGATTTCAAAGAATTGTTAGCAGGAAAAGAAGGAGAGAGAATGATTGGCAACCAGTCGTTTAGTGCTAGTTTATTGGCGGCTTTGAATCATTGGCCAACCAAGGATATGGCGGTCCGTTATCCGGGCGAAGGTATGAAGGATGGCGTGGGGCCGATGTCGGTCTCAAGTCAACTGGGTGAAGGCATTCCGATGAGTATGCATATTGCACCAAGGACAATAAGCGAAGATGGAACGCCACCCCGACGAATGCTAAAATCAGAAAACTCTAATGACAATTATTCCCTATTACCTTCATCATTCTTTGATCAGGGTCCACAGAAACAAATGGCGGTTCAGGATAACATGAGCCTATTGCCTGCGGGCTGGGGTGATGACCAATGAGTAACCCCCTGCTCGACTTAACCGGAAAAGTCGATTATGAGATGGGTCGCCGTGATTTCAAATACTTCTTTGAAGACATATGCGGATTTCAGTTAGCACACTTTCACAAAGAATGGTATGAGATGTCGGAGGGACATAACAAAACCTGCGTTATTGCATCACGAGACCACGGCAAGTCTGTGTTCTATCGTGTTTACCTTCTTTGGAAAATGGCATACAACCCCGGAACAGAAGTCCTATTCTTTTCACACAGTCAACATCAATCCATTGACCACATGGCGAAAATGGATGAATTGATTATGATGACCCCCGCTTTACAGCACCTAAAACCGAAGCGTGGATGGGCGAAGCAATTGTTCAAAATGACAAACAAGTCTTCTATTCGGGCAATGTCTGTTGGCAAAGCGGTTCGTGGAGCGCACCCTGATATTGTAGTGCTTGACGATATTTTATCCAGTGAAGCGGCAACTCAATTGAAGTCCGTCGCTCAATGGTTTTACACCGCACTATTGCCTGTTCTTCACCACACCGCACAGTTGTGCATAGTTGGGACTCCGTTCTCTTTCACAGACCTTTATGCTGAATTGAAAGGACTCAAGGGGTATGAAGTCAGGGAGTATCCGGCAATCAACGAAAAGACTGGCGACCCCCTATGGCCTGAACGGTGGAACATAGACGCATTAAACTCAAGACGCAATGAGATGACTTCTATTGCATTTACCCGTGAATACCTATGTCAACCACTATCCAGTGAAGAGAGCCTATTCCCTGAAGAGATGATCGCAAACGCAAAGGACGATTCATTATCCCTCTCATATTACCCCGACCCCGATGAACATTTCAATTACTACATTGGCTGGGACCCTGCTATCAGTGCAAACAGAAAAGCGGATTACACCTGCATGATGGTCATCGCTATGGATGAGAACAGGCATAAGAGAGTGATTCACACCCATCATGAAAAGGGGATGGACTTCAGTAGTCAGATTGATAAAATCATTGAATTGAATGCACGATTTAACCCAGTTATTATCGAATTAGAGACAAACAACTTTGCAGTAGCATTCAATCAAGTATTAAAAGAGATTAGCGATTTACCAATCAAACCGTTCAATATGAGCCGTATGAAGAAAGAAGCGTTAATTCATACATTGCAGTTACACTTTGAACAAGGGCATTTAGCGATTCCTTACAAGGACCAAGGCTCGACATTGAGGCACATGAACAACCTTATCACTGAATTGTCAACATTTACCATGCTTGAGAATGGCAGGATGGAGAGTTTAGGCGCACACGACGATATGGTCATTGCGCTCGCTTTGTCTGTTCAAGCAACAAAAGAGTATAGGGATAACATTGTAATCCTTGATGCCGACACATGGAGTAAGAGACTGGGGTGGCAAAGTGCGTGATCGAATAGAAGCAGTAATCGGAGTCGAATGTATTGTTGATTCTATATTGAAGTTTAATCCTAATCAGCGACAGGATAACCCCTATGGCCGTGGTCAACAGGTGGCGGGTATGGGTAGCGCATTGCTGAATGAAGCAAGAAAAAAAGTCAAGGACACTTCTTCTGAACAGCGACAAGCCGAAGAGGAATTAGCAACCGCCGAGGAACAAGAAGCAACGGTTGAACAGCCAGTCATTGATGACATCCCAACGCCTGAACCTGAAATGCCGGGTGAGCCGGTTGATGATGGACAAGCATTATTGGATTCAATAGAACCGGAGAATCTAGGCGGTCCTCGGACCGATGTCGGAGTAAGGGGTATGAAAAATAATTTGAGCGGGTCTGCACCGGGAGAGTCGGACGGGGTTGAAGCACCTCCTCCTCTTCAAGCCGAAGTGCCAATAACACGCTCTTACTTTCAGGATAACTTTGGCATGAGTAGTGCAAAGGTTACAGATATTCTGATCAAAGCCGAGAGGTTTGACGCACTAGAGTCAATGCAACCACTAATTATCGAAGAACGAAAAGCCATTGTCAAGTATTACGAGGGAGTAAACCCCGATATTGTAAATGAATTGCCATTGAATGATAAGGACTATGAACAGTTAAACAAGAACCTTGACCGTCTAAAAATACCGTTTTTACAATTAGTCAAGGCTTGGACATCTTCTAGCGATGACGCTCAAAAGGAACGAGCGCATAACATATGGCGGAATCGAATTGATAAATCATCAAGGCTTTCATCTCGTGAAAATGCAGTTTTAGAGCGGTGTGCGAGTGTGATGTATGAAAGAGGTCCGATGAATGCTCAAACCTTACAGTCATATGGAGTATCATCTCCTTCTAAAGAAATAGCAAAACTCATCAAATCTCATGGTTTTTTGTTTGATATAATCACGGCGGGCCAAGGAACAAGAGCCGATGAAAGAAGTTTGTTTTATGACATAGACCGTCCTGATATTCTAATCAAGAATGTTGGCAGGCTCGTCGGTTCATTGCTAGACACTAGCGGAGAATTAGGCATTGGACCTCGTGGTGAACCACGGCTTACAATGCAATTTTCTAGTCTGAACGCCCCGTCCTATGCCAACGCTGTTAAGAGTGAGATGGGTGTCAGGAATGTTAGGGCGGAGGGTTCATCTTTGATTATTGAGGGGGACTTTGCTGTCCGTAAAGCCTTAGAATGGGCAATACCTTCGATGAACGAAAAGAAGCAGGATGCGGTCATTATGAAGAAATCCTTAGACGGCGATGAAAACGCACAGAAAGTTTTAGCATTCAATTACGCATTGCCCACGAAACAAATGGAAATGATGAAAGCATGGAATTGGTCCATTGAGACATTCGATCAGGTTCTAAAGGAGGTTGTTGCTGATGGCCAATGAAAACTCAAAGCGTATGCAAAGGTTATTCTCGGCTATTGGCGTTGACATGGAACGCCATACCACGCCGGTCCCTGCCATGCCGCTGTTTACAAGTGGTGTTCAGGAACCACCTTTGCTTCAAGGAATTACAATCCCCGCTCTCTATGCGGCGGCATACGAGTGTGTAGTCCTTCGCTCAATTCTAAATCATTTGAATGTTGAAACATTCAGAAAAGGCTGGGCATGGAAGCCAAAGTTTGTTGTTAAATGCAGGGAATGTGATGAACAATATCAGCAACAGGTTGAGTCCTGTGAAATGTGCGGGGGCGAGGTCAGGCCCCCCGATAAAGAGCAACTTGAATACGCCGACTTGATTCTTAACGATAGTAACCGAATGAAGCAGTCATTCATTGAAGTCCTTCGTGAAATCGAAATGGATTTGAACATTGTTGATGACGCATATATTGTTTTGACAAAGGAATACTTCATTGACCCTGCGACTAAGAAACCTCAATTTTATCGAATCAAAGAGGTTACTCGTGCCGACCCTATTTTCATGCGTATTGTTTCAGATAAGCGTGGTGTTCGTGGTGGCCGTCAATTCACCAGTCTTGTTGATCGGTCCTTTAGAACCACTGACAAAGATGCGAAGTGTCCTAAAACAGGAATGGCCGTTGTCCCGATTCATTACATGAACCTAGCAGGAGTCGGTTCAGGTCAAGTTTACACTGATGACGAAATCATTCATGTAAGTAAATGGTCTCCTTCTAAACTCTATGGCCGTAGCCCAATTGCTACAATGTGGAGGCAGGTAAACACCTTAATCGCAATGGACAACTATGTCTATTCCGCATATCAGAAGCGAAGGATGCCTCGTGGTGTGATGGTCATCAAATCATCGAACCTTGAAACAGTTGAGAGAACAGCACGCAATATCCAAGAGCATCTTGAAAGAGACCCAAATTACATTCCGACTGTTGGTGTTGAAACCGAATCAGGAAGAGGCGGTCTTGAATATGTCCGTATGATGGACACTTTAGAAGAGTTGCAGTATATCCCAATCAAGGATGACATCCGTCAGCGAATAGCCGCATTCTTTGGTGTTTCAAATGTATTCATGAACGATGTTTCAGGTGGAGGCTTAAACAATGAAGGTATGCAAATCGTGGTCAGTAACAGGTCAGTTGCTTATTCGCAATCCATTTACAATACGGTTCTATTCCCCGCATTGATGGAGGCATTTACGATCAGCGAGTGGACCTTGACTTTGAGTCCACACGAAGAAGAGGATGAAATCATGACGCTACGCCGAGATGAAATGGCGATTAGAAACATGATGCAAATGAAGCAGGCAGGTTTCGATGCTAACCTAAGAGACGGCACGGACAACCAAATGCTAGAGTTTGATTACAAGCAACCTGACCCTCAAGAAGTAGCGGCGGCTCAACAAGCGGCGGCGGCTGAACAGCAGGGTGGACAGCAGGGTGGACAGCAGGGTGGAGGTCCGGTTCAGACCAGTGTTGAACAGTTGGAGATTACCCCTGAAATGTTATTCAAGCGAACCGAGTTTACACCGAATAGAGGGGGTTCAATGGTAATCCCTGAATCAGCGGCGGTAAATGCGGCGAATGACCTCCCTTCTTTGAGAACCATTGGCGACAGTCAAATGGGCGATAGAGCAGGCGGCGGTCAATCCCCCGACCACATCAAACGAGTTGACGGTGAGGCGGCTTTGTCATCCACTAAGGGAGACAAAAGAGACATGAAGTCATCGAGCGAGAGGGCGGTTGACGATAGAATCAAACAAATCGAGCGGAGAGCCGGTTCAAAGGGGCAACGATAATACGCAACCTATGCATGGGATGGAGTGGTCGAGATGAGCGAAACGATTGGAGATTTTGGAATTATTACGAAGATGGACCCTATGGCCCGTCGAGCGCAAGCGCAACTAGAAGCAATGCAAACAGCAATACAGCACAACAATCGTGATGATATTGCCAAGCATTTAGAGGCGGCTCAAAACGCACTTTCGCAATTGAAATCTGACCTCGACCTACATGACCGACTCGCCAAATCCTTTACCTCGGCAACAGATTCTAGCCAACTTCAAAAGTCGGCTGGCAATCTATACCAATTCAAAGCAACAGATTCAGATTACGATGGAACCCAAGACCAACAAGTGACTGGTGTTTCACGCAAAGGCCGCTCAACAACAATAATGCGACCACACCGAGTATTTTGAGGCGTTTAGAATGTATTGGGATGAAGGCAACAGTAAAGCGGTATCTCCTAGATTCCGTCATGAAGGCGAAGCATACAACGGCTTGATCATCAAGCAGGCTATGATGCCTCCAATGCCTTCACCAGCCGGTCAAATGCCGGGAATGGAAGCGGGTATGCCGGGAATGGGTATGCCACCCGCACCTCCTAAATCGGCAATAGGAAGTATGCTTGATGAAATGGATTCGGGCATTCAAGGCCTCGCTGACATGTTTGCTAGTGTTGGACAATTACTTTCACAAAGTCGAGCAACAGGCATTGCCCCTGAACCCACTTTAGCAATGCAGGGTGATGTTGAAAAAATGAGGCAAAAGCAATTGAGCCTATTGCAGGATTTAGCCATGATAAAGGAGATGCACGCATCACTAGGTCAACACGGACCACCTGTAAATGACCCAATGGCGGCGGCATCAATGCAACAAGACCCAATGAATATGCCTCAACCAATGCCACCACAAGATGCGGCAACTATGAACCCCTCTCAAGCGATGTGATTTGAAATGAGTGACGAACAGGAGCAAGCCAAGATCGACCTGATGAAAGAGATGGTCACTGAAATCAAGGAATTGCGCCAGCGTGTGGTCTCATTAGAAACACAGAACACCATGCTAACCAAATCTCTCGATGACCCTGAAACCATGATGAAGAAAGCAGGGTGGTTGAAAGTAATAACTCCAATGGCTGATGAGGCCTACGACCCCCTACAAAGGGATGTATCTGACAATTCTCAATCCTTTTCAGGACCATTTAATGGGACTGGGGACACTTTTCAAAAGCAATCGAGACACGATGAATTAGAAGAGTGGAAGCAAGCAGAACAGACGGTGATGCGACAATGATTGAATGGCACGACCCCTCCAATACCCCCGAAGGCAGTTTATTGAAAGACATCCTAACCATGGAGTTAGACCTTTTGAAATATCAGCAGGACCCAACCGGCGATAATGCTGTTCCTACTTTTATGGACCACGCTGGTGGCGTTCCCGTTCAAGCGGCGGCGGGTTATACAACCAACCAAGTTTACCCACATTTTTCAGATTCAGCACCGGCATCAAAACCAATTAGCGAGGTATATTCAATGCCCGCATCATATCAAACCGGATACGATGTAAAAGGCTCATCATTGCACATGCACATGAATGATGGCGGAACCACCAAAGGGATGTATCGAGATTCTGTTGAGGATAAAATGTCTAAGTTGACAATGATCAAGAAAAACGCTGATGCCGGAGATATTCAAGTCATCAATGAAATAGAGGCATTGCTCAAACAAATTGAGAACCGCCTGTGAAAGGGGGTTTTTGAATGTCTAAAGAACAGGAAGAGTTGATTCTCAAAAGAACCGATACCGTCCTGTCAATACTTTTGTTGAAGGATGTTGACATTCCCTCCTATACCGAAGCAATGCAGGGGGGTATGCCCACGCCTGAAGATGAGGCTTTGGCTTCGACATTAGCCGTGGCTGAATCGACACCGGCATATTCGATGCGTGATTTGAATAGCCCAGTCTCGGCCACTAGCATGGTAATCCCTGAAAACCTCAAGAATTACCTTTCAGGTCATGCAAAGGTTACAACCGATTATACTCAAGACTGGCCACAGGCGAAGGAGGATAACCCATTTGGTGAACACCATCCCTTTGGCATGAAATCAAATAGCCACCCTCTATTGCATGGTGCGGCACATGGAGACCCTGAATATGTTCATCACATCATGCGTTCTATTGAGCAACTGCCAATCATGGCTGAAAATGAAAAGGCTAAAGCAAAGGTCCCAACCAGTGAGATGTCAGTTGTCAATTATCTAGGCCTGCCTATTGAGAGCCAACATGACCTTTATACTCGTGATCGGAATCGTAATTCATTCCTTAGCGATGAGGAATATCACGACAATAAGCGACAGGAGTTGTCCACCTCGTTTGGCATGTTGCCACAGTTGTTTGGTTTAGAATGGATTACTGAAGGACAGCGTAGTAATTTCATGGACCTTATGGGACAAATGGCAATGACCGAAGAGGGTTCGCCTGATGCAAAACGAATAGAGAATCAATTTCAAGAAAAGGCAGGCATCTCTTGGGGGCGTGCATTGAGAAATTGGAGAGAACGATTCAAGCCAATGTCGTCTTGGTGGCAAAGGTCCCCTGATAGACACGGGCCAACAGAACCACATCCGGGGGGAGACTTACAGCATTACATGTCTCCTTGGGTATCAAGTGAGTCAGGTATCGAGCCTTCAATGAATTACCATCATTGGGAACCATACCAGTATTGGGGGGGAGTTGGCAGGAGTATAGATTCATTGGATAGCATATTAAGTCAGTCTTACCCTGATATATTCAATGGGGGTTGGATGAATAAACATCTGATCAACCATGACTTAGAAGAGGCTGGCTCGTTTAATCAAGGTGGGACTCATTTTCCTAGTGCTGTTAATCAAATGGAGCCGGACCACCCCGGCAGGGCCGCATTGGGTTCAACCTTCGACCCTGACAATGATTATCAAAAGAGGCTCGCAATGTATTCAGCGGCATCAAACAGGTTACATGAACACCCTTCAGAATTGAGCGGTGGTCGTATTGATGTCCCCGATGACGCTTTGATGATGTCCAGTCTAGGGCGTGCATTAGCCGCTCAAACCGACATGGGGGGACCTAGAACCGGCTATGGGCGAGAGGAGCATCCGTTTTCGACTGATGACTATTGGAGTCACCATAACGAACACTTTAGGGCCTCAAACAGTCATATGTCTCGTGTTATGCAACAACATGCTCAAAAGGTGATTGCTCAATTTGGTCCTCAAGTTTTGAATCCAATGGGTTCTGATGATGAGATGATGCATACTATTTGTCGAGGCAACCTTCAACAAATAGCGGCGGCGGCAAACCATTCATTACTTCGTATGCAAATGGGCGAGTCCTACAAAACTCTAGCACCGAATGCGGAAATGTCTTCGACTATGGGTTCAGTGGGGCCAGTCTCCCCTGATTCCCATGCTATCGTTCCCCCAACTTATGTGAGTGGCGATACTGACGCTTGGGGGCATGACATGCCCGCCACCTTAACATGGCGTTATGACCCGGAACAACAGGGATACGCATACAACATTGCTGATGCCCCTTTCAACATACTCCAAAGAACGGCTCATGCTGATTTAGTGAGGGCAATATCCCCTGCTCTCATGGGTCCAATGTCAAAGTTATCGCCTAAAACAAAGGACATCAATGCAATCTCTTCAGTTGATCAAAGCGGGTATGCACCTCTTCAAACAGGTTCATTGCGAAAAGCGGATGACTATGAGCCGACTGGTGTGTTTGAAACGATGATCAAGCCAGCCCACACGGTTTACGATTTAGATGACCTATCCACTATCAAAGGATTTAGTGGTGAGTGGGTTGTTCAGAAAATGCCTGAAGGTAAGAGAATGCTTGTTAAGAAAGAGGGTAAAAGAGTTGACCCAATCGACTTGCCATCAAAGGTCAAAAAAGCATTGAAAGAGCGTAAAGGTGACTTTACGGTTGATGCATATGTGAAAGGAGACAAACTGAATGTGGTTGACCTCCTAGTCCATAAAGGAACAGACCTTCACATGGAGCCTTTAGAAGACAGATTGAACGCTCTAAGAACACTTTATCATTCAGATGAATACCTTCACTTCCCAATGCCAAACTCATGTATCACTACTGATGAGCATGGTTTAGCAAAGGCAGTGGACGAATTGGGCGGCACTGGTTTGTTGATTAGGGATGCCACCTCGACTTTTATCAAAGGTAAAGAGATGCACCCTAAATGGGTTCACTTTGCTGATGAAGAAATTGCTAAGACAGTCCCATATGGACCACTGCCTGAAGTAATGGTGAAAGGACAGGACATCATTTTGGAGTATCCGGGGTTATTAGAGCCAGTTATCGTTAAAGGTCAATTCAATGGCAGACATGCTATGGACATCGACCTGTATAGGGGAACCACCACGCTAGTGAAACATGCGAGGACTCAACTGAAACTATGGGGTCCAGTTGCTATTGCCTTATTGAAAGAAGGTGCGGCTGGCGGCGGTGGTGCTGGTGCTGGTGCTGGTGCTGGTGGTGCTGGCACGGTGTCGTCAACAACAGGCGGGACACATTCCGCAATACATTCAGCCCCTTCTAAAAGAAAGAAACCTCGTAAGCGTGTCAATACAGAAGACGATTTGATTCTCCGTGCGCCTGAATTACTTGATGACAGCGGTGATCGTGAAGAAAAGTCTCACATGATGGTTCACGCACGCAGGGCGTTGTCTGATGCTGAAGAAGCAATGACTTCAGATGAGTTATGCACTGCTGTCAAGGGGTTGACCCCTAAAATGATTGAGGTTTTTGGCCCTGAATACGGTGTTGAAAGAACCGAGGAGGGAGATAAGTGGACCGTAAATGAGGCAATTGATGATGACATCATTGAAAACTTCGTATATCCTCGTATGAATGGTGCTTCGCCTGATGGCGGCGCATGGTCAGGAATGCAAGCAGATATTACCGCACCAAGAGGTCCAACGGAGTTGACCGACGATGATGCTACAACAATAGGTGCTTTGTCTAATTTGAATGATGAAGAACCGGAGGAGGAGGTGGAACAGCCATACCACCTGCAAATTAGTATGGACCCACAGAAAGACGGACCCGCTAGTATTGATATTGAAATGGGTCGGGCCAAACTCTCCTATCCATTGAGGACTCCTCAAGCACAGGCAACTGAAGAAGAAGTAAGGACTAAGGTTGAAGCCACTGACCAACTTGAAGAAGATGAATTACTCGCTTGAGTGTTTTTCAATCTCTATTCTAAGTGCATCGGGGAGGTCTTCTATGAAATCCCCAATAATTTGGTCTTTGAACATCTCCATGATAGGAGATATGCACCACGGTCCTATTTTGATTAAAACACCCCCAATGAACGCCAGTCGTCCATTTTCACCATTAAACTCCCCACCACATATACTGCATTCATGTTCCTCGTCTGACATATTTAGACCCATACACATTCAATATATTAGATCAACTGATAATGCACACCCTTCATATAGAAAGACATGATTCTCGGATTTCATGGCGACCAGTATAATGGCTAATCCTACTGTCAGAACCGCAGGGTTCTCGGCTGTTGGAAGCGATTTTATTCTGAAAGCGTCAGAAGGTAGTGACCTATACATTGCGGGATATGCAAGTGTGGACATGGTTGACAAGCAGGGTGATCGAATCCCAGCATCTGCATTGTCAAAGGCATTCACGAAGTTTATGGGTAACAAGGCATTCAGAAATGTTCAACTAGCACATAGCGGCATTCAAGTCGGTGAAGTAGTTGACAATTATACAGATTCGGAAGGACGAGTTTGGAAATCAGAAGTGGACGAGCATGGACTCTTTGTCGTATGCCGTGTCCGTGACGACATCCAAAAGGCTCGTGAAGTCCAAAAGCAGGTTCGCAGTGGCGACCTCAAAGCATTCTCTATCGGTGGTCAAGCGTTATTCCGTGTAACCAAAACCACCCCTGAACATGGGACACACAGGGAGATTACCGATTTAGAATTGCACGAGATTACCTTGTGCAAAAAGGGCATCAACCCGGAAGCCCGATATACAATCCTTAAAATGGACAATACAGGAAGTGAACAAGAAATGAGTAATGAAGCATTGAGCGAAATACGAGACAGCCTAAGCCGTGTGTTAAAGCACATTGAAGACGAAGAACCAGCAAATGAACCAGTTGTTAAGACTGATCAACATGCCGATAGTAGTGCAATTGCATACATCGATACGCTTGAGAAGTTTGCTCACGAGAGTGGAGTCAACCTTGATTCCCTCCGTAACCACTTCGGTCTTGAGAAGGCTTACCTCCAAGAAGGCAGTGGCGGATACAGTCACCGTGGTCAAGGAGATGCTGAAGGAAGTGGAGAATCCGCTTCTGAACCATCTTACCCAAGTTTGCCATCAGCAAGCGGCAATCAGAATGTCATCAAGCAAACTGGCTCGATGAAGATGAATGCACCTTCAGGTAACAAGCAGGTTATCAAAGGCGGCTTGAACCTTTCACCTCAATCCCTTGAACGAGGATACCACGCTTACGCATCCATTCGTGATGAAGAAGCAGTCAAATCCCTTGTTGAAAAAGAGTGGAAAGACCGTTACAATGCTGAAACGGAAAATGCATTGGCCATCCAAAAGCAAAATGACTTTGGTGGACAAATCAACTCCCTGCGAAATGAGATTGCCTCATTGAAGCAAGAAAACACTGACTTGCAGAAGTCCGTCGTTGCTGAACCTGCAACAACATCTGTTCGTGTGCCAACCCATGACGAGTTTAACGCAATGGGCAATGGTGTCGATGGATGGCTTGCGGCTGAAGACTTGGCACGGAGGGCCTTGAGAGGAGAATAATCCTTTCAAAATACAACTTGAAAAAAGGAGATGAAAAGAAATGAGCGGATCACGAGGATACCTACGAACAATTGAAGACATGGAGCGACTGTATTACGGTGCAGGAGCAGGAAACAACGCATGGGCATACAGCGGAACAGACCTATTGAAGGCTGACTCTCCATTGATGTCCACTACAAGCGGAACCTATCAGGCTATTTTTGGCCGTAAGGTTTGGTCACAGTTGAACCAAGAGTTTAACGCATTTTCAATCATGCCAAAGAAACCATGGGAAAAGAGTGGATGGCGAGTCGTCACTGGCAAGCCTGATTCTAGCAAGGGTGGCGGCGTTCCTGAAAACGCAACACTGCCTGAAACAAGCAAACCAACTTTCTTGCATGTCAATGACAAACCACGCACAGTGGCTCACACCTTTGACCTCACTGAAACCGCAATGTTCCTTGCTGACAAGGATGACGGTCTTGGTGATGCTCGTGCTGTCATGAAAATGGAGATGGCCAAGCACCACGCTGAAACCATCAACAAAATGCTTCTAAAGGATATTTCCTACCGTAGCACCACATTGAATGACTTTGACTCTATTGACCGTATTACTTCATCCGCTAAGATCGAGAAGGCTTCAACCTTTGGCGATGTATCGGCAGGCGACCACGACCAATACAACATCAGCCGACCTGAAGCGGCAACGCAAGAATGGTCTGATGCAAATGTTGATGCGGGAACCAATGGTGATGAACGCCCACTTACACTGAACATCCTCGATGGCATGTTCCGCAACATTTGGGAGCGTGGTGGACAACCAAAGGTCATCATGACTGGATACGATACTCTTGAGAAGATTCAACAGTTGCTACAACCTCAACAACGCTTCACTGAAATGAAGAAAGTTGTTCCGGGTGTCAACGGCGTGAAAGGTGTTCCGGGTATGGAGGCAGGGTTTATCGTTGCTACATACAACGGTGTGCCTCTTATTCCTTCTAAGGATGTTCACAACGAAGGAGGAGCAGGAATCAGCCGTCTATACTACATGGATACTGATTACACCTACTTCTGCACTGCAAAACCAACTCTCTATCACGAATCAGGCATTGAGACAGGAGACCCATTCGGTATCAACCGTCTAGGTCAAATGGGAATGTTCCACACGATGGGCAACCTATGGCAACTGTTCTATGGCGCACACGGCAAGGTGAGGGACCTAAGTGCTTGATCTCAACGGAGAAATGAAAATTAAAGAGATGATTTAGATGGCAGTAGTAACAAATATCGAAGAAACAACAGCAAGCGTAGTCCTAGACGAAGGTCTTTGGATGGGAACCCGAAATGATTCAACCGCATGGTTGGCAGGCATTACAGGTGTTGCCGCAGATTCACAAGCGGAAGGCGGAGTCAAGATGATGATTCTTGATGTAGTCTGCACAGCCGCAGGTGCATCAGCAATCGACTTGACCTCAACAGGAATTGTCGGAGTCAGTGGGACCCACGGACTAGCAATTCTTTCAGTCAACAACATGTCCGGTGGCTTTGAAGTCCCAACAGCAGTTTACCTTTCAGGAACAAACAACGCTGTGATCAACTTCACCTCCGGTTCAGGAACCGCTGGCGATACGCACCGACTTTGCTTCTTGTATGCTTGAGGTGAGTCTTTATGACTCTAACCTTAACCTACACAGGTGCAAGGCCTTACGCTGAATTGACGCACTTCAAATTGCATCCACTTAAGTTTGGATTCGCTCGTGGCGAGGCCCGAACAGATGTCCCTGAAGCATTCATCAAAGAAGTCATCATCCCGATGATCGACAATGGTGCTTCAATGTGGACAGTATCGGATTCAGAACCTGAAGACAAATCAAAAGCAATGCTTGACGCAGTTGAGGATAAAACCCCAGTTGTCGAAGAAGTAGTTGAAACAGTGGTTGAAACACCACCTGCCACTACTGAACAGTCTCAAGCAATGATTGATGCAATCGAAGAAGGACCTCAATTCAGTGAATCAATGTCAAGAGCGCAAATGATGTCATGGTGCAGAAGTAAAGGCATTCCTACGGTTACGAAGGATACCAAAGCCACTTTGATTGAAAAGGCCCTTGCATTCAATGCAGGGGTTGATGCTTGATGGGTATTATTGAACACACCATTGATGATGGTGATGGGCGATACGCTTCTAGGACTCGTGTCAATCGTCTAGTCTATCAATTCGATGAGGCTGATTTAGCGTCAAACCCAATGGTTGAATCAGCAAAGATTCCGATCAACGGTGAAATCCATACGATTAAACTTGATGTGGGTATGTCGCTGGCTACTACACAGTCTGATGTTGAAACCACTAAAGGACAATTCAGTATGGTCAATGGTGACTTCTTTACCATGTCAGGTAGTCAAGAAAACCTCTTCACACCTATTGGAGGCGTTGACTTCACAGGACAAAACCCTGAAACCTTTTATCAATTTCAAACCAATGAAGGTGCGGCACAGAACGGGACTACAATGGATATTGCATTGAGTGTTAGGACTGGGCTGTCAGGGCATAGCACACCAGCGGCCCCTAATGTCGCTGATGCAGGCGGAACCCCTAGAGTGGTCGGCAGTGTTCAACCATGGACCGGGAGAGTCTGTGGCAGTGTCAAGTTTGTTCTTCAATTCCTAAGTGCAAACACATTTCATACCTCCACAGGGCCAATCCGAGTCATAGTTTACTATTCTTGAATAGTAAGTTATTGTTATAAGGAAAGACATACTGAACGGATTGATAGCAATGACGACTCTTACAGTTACTCAAGCAGGGCGAACCAATGTATCGGGCAACAGATTGACTGTATCCCTTAGTGCATCAACAGCAGACACC